GGAAGGTACCTCTGTTAGCACTGCAACTACCAGCGTCACTGCTAGGATAAACCCTTCTCTTAGTCTTACAGATTTAACAACTACTAATTTAACAGCTGCTGGATTGGCTTATCCTACTTCTGCTGGTAATAATGGTCAAGTGCTCCAAACCAATGGAACTGATACACTAAGTTTTGTAGATACATCACCGGGAGGTGGTTTCTTTAAAGGGGATAACGGAGATACAGGTGACGCAACTACGGGACCTAAAGATATTTTTCGTATTAATGAACAAGAGTTAAATACAAATACAGTTATTACTACTATAGAGAATGCGTCAGGAGCAGGTCCTATAACCATAGCCTCTGGAACTACTTTAACTATCAACGGTAATCTTACAATAATCTAAGAGGATTAAATAATGAGTACATTAAAAGCAGATACTATTACAGCCGCCTCTACTAATGGTGATCTTAATATTAGTGGTAATGGCACAGGTAATGTAAACTTAGCAACGGGAACGGAGCTAAACGGTACTGCTCTGACTTCTACATTTTTATCTAGCAGTGGTTCTGGTTCTGGCCTTACAGATCTTAATGCAGATAACCTTGCCAGCGGCACCGTCCCAGATGCACGGTTTCCCGCCACCCTCCCAGCTGCCAGTGGTGTTAACCTCACTGCTTTAAACGCAACTAACTTAGGTAGCGGTACCCTCCCAGACGCAACATTCCCTGCTACTCTCCCTGCTACCAGCGGAGTTAATCTAACAGCTTTAAATGCTACTAACCTAGGTACTGGTACTGTTGCTGATGGACGGCTCCCAGCAAACCTTCAAAGTTTTCCAGCACCGGGGTCTGATGGAAATCTTTTAACTGCAGCTTCAGGAGCTTGGACAAGTGCTGCTGCTGCTGGAGGAGGCGGGGGATTAGAGTTTATTGGAACAGCAGTTGCTTCTAATGATGCAGAAATTGAATTTACAAGTATATCTTCTTCTTTTGATAGTTATCGTCTAATTTGTTCTGAGATGACAAGTACTGTAGATTCATACTTTAAAATTATAGTCGGTAATGATAGTGGGTATATAACCTCTGGGTATGATGGTTGTGAATTAAAATTAGGAACAGCAGGAACTATAACCAATCATGCTGTTGGAGGTGCTTCTCTTCTTGATGCAAATAACCTGTTAGTTACAGCATCAGGAGTTAATAGCTATATTTCCTTAAATGCAATTATATACAGATCTAGAGAAAAATGGGGTCCAGTTGCAAGCTGTCAGTATAATGGAAGAGTTACCAGTAACACACCACAGATGGGAGGTCTCTGGGGTCAATATAGAGATGTAGCAGGATATCAATTTAATAAAATTAAAATTAAATTTACTTCAGGTAATATAGACACAGGCCGGGTTACTTTATTTGGCGTAAAAAATTCATAGGGGTATAAAATGGCTCGTACAAAAATTGTAAATGGAGAAAGAGTAGCACTAACTGCAGAAGAAGAAGCTCTGAGAGATGCAGAAGAAGCTGCTTGGGAATCTACTGGAAAAATAGAAGCAGCTTGGAGAACAGTAAGAAATGAAAGAAATACTTTAATTTCTGAGACAGACTGGTGGGCTAGTTCAGATCTTACCATAACTGATGAACAACGAGCCTATAGGCAAGCACTTAGGGATGTACCTTCTCAATCTGATCCATTTAATATTACATGGCCTACAAAACCTTAGTTAAGGAGCGAGTATGACTATACGATTAGATGCAGGAAATTTAACTCAGACTAGATCTGATCTAGGACTAGCAATAGGAACAGATGTACTGGCTCCTAACGGATCTGCTGCTAATTTAACCGCTATACCTGCCGCTCAAATTACCGGAACACTTCCTGCAGTTAATGGTGGTAGTATTACAGACCTTGATGCAAATAACCTAGGTAGTGGGACGGTCCCAGATGCGCGGTTTCCTGCTACTCTCCCTGCTACCAGCGGTGTAAACTTAACTGCTTTACCTGCCACTTTGCCAGCTGCATCTGCTGCAAACCTAACCTCAATTCCAGCTGGTAATTTAACTGGCAGCGTGGCCGATGCACGTCTACCAGCAGACCTTCAAAGTTTTCCAGCACCGGGGTCTGACGGGAATGTGTTAACTGCAGCTTCAGGAGCTTGGACAAGTGCTGCTGCTGCTGGTGGGGGTTCTTGGGATCTTCTACACGTTACAGAGGTAAGTAGTGCTGTTGCAACGGTAGATATAGGTGCCATAGGAAACACGCCATTTGATGATGGCTTTGAGATATATTGTGTAACGATTGATGGTCTTGTGGCATCAACAAGTAACACAAACTTAGAGTGTGTTATCGGATTTGATAATACAGCGGGAGCAATAAATTATTTTACCAGCGGCTACTTCCAACACCTCCAACGCACACAAAGTAATCACAATGGATATTTAAACACCCAAGGTGTTACAACACATATTGAACTTGGCAATAACCTTTCTAACTCTGTCCGTTACTCTTCTCAATTTGTAACGTACTGGTCGGGAATGGGTCCGACCACCTCAACTCATAATACAATCATGCACGGTAATTACTGCGTGTTTAAAGATGGTGGCAACTCGCTTGCTACCGGAACAGTGTGTGGAGCGCATGATGGCGGCGGTCTTAACACCATTTCATTAAGATTTTCTCAACACGTAGGCAACATACAAACTGGTAATTTTCGAGTCTACGGTTTGAAGGAGACAATATAATGTCGCGCAATAGAATGGTAAACGGAGAACTTGTGCCTCTCAGTGCTGAAGAAAGTGCTGCTATGGATGCGGCAGATGCCGAGTGGGAAGCTACAGGAAAAATAGCAGCTGTTTGGAAACAAGTAAGAGAAGAGCGTGATGCTAAACTAGCTGAGACAGACTGGTGGGCAATGCCTGACTCTCTTACAATGTCTGAAGCACAAACTCAGTATCGTCAGGACCTTAGAGATTTGCCGTCAACCATAGATATTAACAACATTGTCTGGCCAACTAAGCCTGAGTAATTGAAACATGAGCACTTTTAATAATCTTCTTTTAATGGGTGCAGAAGCTACCGCTGAATCTGGTGGCGGTGGAGGTGGAGGTAGTGATCCATTTTCCCCTTCACTAGTCACTGGTTCTGTTTGGCAAGAAGATACTTCTGACTTTTTTTCAAAAACTTTTTCTAGTGGAACTTCTCCATCACAGGTTATTGTTAGTACGTGGATTCAACGGTGTGCGCTAGGATCAGAGCAAGCTATTCTTGCTTCACTAGGAGGTGTTATATCTACTTCTTCCAATAGACTAACAATAACAGCTGCAGATAAACTAAAAGTACACACTGAAAGCGGCTCATCCACAACAACGCAGTACGAATCAGATAGAGTCTTTAGAGATATAGGTTGGTATCATATTCTTTTATCAATTGATGGGACTGCCTCTGGTTCTGACACAGTTAAAATATTTGTCAATGGTGATGAAGTTGCTCTTACTAAAATAGTTGGTTCTGACTTTACAGGTAGCCTTAACTCATGGGGTAACAGCGGTGCGCTCCATTTCATAGGTAAGTACAATAACGCAGTTACAGATTTGTTTCCTTGGAAAGGTTACTTTTCTCAGTATACTTTTTTAGTAGGTAGCTCGATTCAAAGTGGGAGTGCGGCTATCTCAGACTTTCTAGGTACACATACGTTTGGAACAAATGGATCACAAGTCATTCCTAAAGGTGATTCTGCTGTGGCTCTTCTGGCCAGTAACGCAGGGGGTAATTCATTCTCTCTAGACTTTTCTAACTCTGGAGCTTTGGGTAATGATGCTAGTTCTAACAACAATGACTTTACCCCTACGGGTATGACCAGTGCAAATGCAACTGGTAATACTCCTTCTAAGATGTACTCTACAATGAATATGTTAATCTCTGGAGATTCTGCCACAGTAACCTTTGCAGAAGGTAACAGAACAGTTACTGCAACAGGAGGAGGAGACGGTGGAACATTTTCCACTCTTCCATTACCTACCACAGGCACCACAGAATTTCAGATGACTACGAATAACGGGGAGGGTAGAGTAGGTATTTGTTGTTATGACAACTGTCTAGCAGCAGCGGCAGGACCCTCAGATAATACGTTTGGTGGTCAAGCTGTAGGCTTTGATGCAGCGTATGCCTATGATAAGACTGGAACATTAAGACAAAGGACTCTTAGTTCGCAAACAACAACTGCTTTTGGAGGTGCTTGGACTACCAATGATGTTATAACTGTTAGATATAATGCTGATTCTAATGAGTTAAACTTTTTAAAGAATAATGTAGCTCAAGGAACAACTGTATCTACCGAAGCAGGTCTTACCTATTATGCTGCAGTTTCCCGTTTTGGTGAATATAATTGTACCTTTCACTTTGATGAGGCAGAATTTCCCCACACCATAGGAACAGGTAACAAAACAATTAACACAGCAGACTTAGCTACTCCAAGTTTCCAAGGTAAGGACTTCTTTGACGCTACGCTCTACACAGGGAATAGTGCTACTCAGATTGTAGGTGGCGGGAGTGATTCTAAATTTACAGCCTCTGCTTGGATAAAGAGTAGAAGTGCCACCACTAGTAACATGCTCTATGACAGGGTAAGAGGAGCAGCGACTGACTTACACTCTAACGCTGCAGATGCACAAGTATTTGACGCAGATACTCTGACAAGCTTTTTACAAAGGGGTGGGCAGTTAGGTGCAGATTCA